TGCGATGCCCTGCGCCCCAGGCACGCCTTGCAAACCTTGGGGCCCTGTCGGCCCAGTCGCGCCCGCGGAGCCCTGTGACCCTGTCGGACCTGCGATGCCCTGCGGCCCAGGCACGCCTTGCAAACCTTGGGGCCCTGTCGGCCCAGTCGCGCCCGCGGAGCCCGCCGCACCGCGTGGACCAGTCATCCCCGGCGGGCCCACGGCACCCGTCGGCCCGCGCAGAAACACACGCTCCAACCGTGCTATGCGGCTTTCAACGGACGCCACGGATCACGGGCCTTTCGCCTGCTCAAGCAACTGGGAGAGCTCGCGCTTTGCGGCGGCGTTCGGGTCGAGTGTCGTCACGCCTTGACGCGCGGCGGGCTTGGTAGCGGGGCGCGGCTTGTGCGGGCGGTACTCGAGAAACGTGACGCTCACCGTCGCGCCGCCCTTGTCGTCATGCGTAAGGCCGCCGATCGTCTCGCACACGACGTCCGAGATTTGCTGGCGCGCGAGGTCTGGATGATAGATCGGGAGCGCCTTGGGCTTGCCGCCGGCGATCGGGATCGCGCTACGAAGCACGCGCAGGAAATCCTCCCACGCTTGCACGTCGTCGAGGTCCACGAGGTAGAACGTCGCGGTAAACGTCATGGGCTCTTGCCCGTGGTTGATTTCGTTGAACCCTGTAGTGCCCTTGGGGTTTTGAATCTCCCACTTCTGTTTGCGGTCGTGGCCGGAGAGCGTCACGCGCCCGGGCGACGGGGAGTTGCCGAGCTTGATCGACTCGTACAACTCTGGGTGGGTGCTAGGGCTGGTTGCCATGTTCTACTGCCTCCACCCCAACGACTCAGGTTTGGTCTGCGGCTCAAGCGCACGGCGGTGGTGCTCGCACGCGCGCAAGACGTCGTCGAGGCCGAGCGACGGTGCGCGCACGAATGCCGCGAGGCGCTCATACCCGGAGGGGTTCGCGCGCCGCGCGTTCGCCACGCGCCGTGCGCGCTCGAGCATATCGCGGGTCAAAAACTTGGCCCACATGTCACGCCCCCGCCAACGCCGCGGCGTCGCCCTCAAGGATCTGCGTGAGTAGCTCCGCCAGGCGCGGGGCGATCTCCGCCGCGCCTGCAACGCCGGCAATCTCCAAGCGCTCGATCGTGACCGACACAGCGCCGCGCCCGCCCGTGCCGTCGCGCGCAAGCACGGCCGAACCCCCGGCGCCCGCAGAGCCCCCGCCTGCGGGCGGCACCGTCAGGTTGGCCATGCTTCGCTGCGCGTCGGGCGTGCCGCCCTCGACGCCCTGCGCGTACCCCTGCGCGGTGTTGTCGCCGATCTCCGCGAAAACCGTGCTCGGAGAATGAATACCGAGTAGGTTCTTTGCGGTGTCGATCGCCGCTCGCACTGTCGAACTTACGGCGTCGACGACCGTAGCAGCCGCGGACGATATACCCGACACGAGGCCGTTGATCAACTGCGCGCCGATATCGACGAACTTCGAAACCATTTCGTCACGCCAAGCATCCGCGCGGGCGCCTAGTCGGGAGAACCAGTCAATCACTCCGCCGATGGCTGTACCGATCGCGTAACCCAGCGCAAAGAACGCAACGGGTATCGCGAGCGCAACGGCGAGCAAGATGCCCAGCCCCGCAACCACAATCCCGGTACCGGCGCCGACAATGAGCAACGCCGTCGCAAATTTCTCGCCGTAGTCTTTGGCAGTGCGCACGGACAGCCCGAAAGCGTCGAACCCCTGAAGTAGCGGCTTGAAAGCGATATAGGCTTTCGTCAGTTGGATCGCAACGCCAAGCGCGAACGCCTCGACGGCGTACGCGGCGGCCTGCGCGTTCTTTGCGACCGGCTCGAATAGACCCTTGAACACTGCGGACAGCGCCTGTGCCAACGGGTTCGACTTGTCGAACATGTCGACTAGCGTCTTGAGTGCCCCGAGCACGGGCTCTAGGTTGAGGCTGTCGAACAGACCGCCCCACAATTTCTTGAACCGCGCGCCCTGCGCGTCGAGGCCGAGCAATTGCCGCGCGACAATCCCGCCAAACTTCGCCTGCGCGCTACGCGCGAACCCTTCAACGGAGTCTTGCCCGTCTTTGATCCGCTCGATAAACTTAGACGCGCCCCCCTGCCCTAGCGCGGCCTCTGCGAGCGCCGCGGCGCGCAAGGCCTTGGGCATTTGCGCTGCGCTCACATGCGCCTCACGCAACGAACCCGCCAGGCCGCGCAACTGCGCGTCAGTCAAGCCCGTCGCATCGCTCACGGCGCCGAACGCGCCGACGGCGGACTTCGCGGCGGGGTCGAGCGCTGCAAACGCCTCGCGCGCCAGGCCTGCGGAACGCGCCGCGTCGGCCTGCCCTGCGGCGTACTTGCCGAATGCGGCGTATCCTGCAATCACCGCAACGGTCACGGCCACTACGGCAGCGGCCGCGGCGGCCAAGCCGACAACCATCAGGATCGATGCGCCCTGCGTCTCACCGAACGCGACCGACAACCCGTGGCTCGCGCGGGCCGAGCGTAGCGCGCCGTCGGCCACGCCGCGAAGCGGTCCGGGTAGGAGCGCCGTAGCCTGCGCCAGTTTCTCGAAACGTTGGTTGAGCAACTGGTTTCGGTCGTCGACATGCTTGGCGATCTTCTGCGTGTTCGCGAGGTGCGTCTGTAGTCGAGCCTGCTCGGCCCCCGCCTTGGCGGCCGCGGCCTCCAGGCCCTTGAGCGTGCCGCCGTACGCGTCGAGGGCAGCGCTCGCCTCCGCCGCGGAGCGCGCCGCCTTGGGGTCGAAATTACCCTTGGACTGCGCGCGCTCGAGCGCCTTGGACGCGGACACCGCCGCTTTCTCGAGCGACGCGTATTCGTTGTTGCCCGCCTTGAGGGCCGCGTTGGCCGCGTCCGCGGCGGACTTTGCGGCGTCGAGCTCCGCGGACACGCGCCGGATCGCCGCTTGGAAATCATCCGAGCGGCGGCCGGCGCCAACCAGATTCTCCGTCAGCCGATCGAGCTGCGCGATCGTCTCGTCCCCGCGAAGCGTGGCCGCGATATCTATGACGTAGTTGGAGTCAGCCACGCTATTTCCCGGAGAGTGCTTGCTGGATCAGGTTGAGGACTTCTGCGATTCGGAACGTAGCGGCGCGGGCCTCGACGGACTCCGCGCCGAACAGCGCCACGAGCCCGTCAGCGAGCACGCCCGCTTTCTTGCGCGAGCTAGTGACTAGCTCGTTCAATCTTTTAAATCGGCCTCCGACGCCCCCTGCGCGAGCTTGAGCGCTTCAAGGCCGAGCTGCAGCTTCAAGCCGGGGCGCGCCGCGCACAGTCGCGCGAACACGTCTGCTGCGGGGTAGAGCAGGCACTGATCCGCGACGTCTTCCGCGGGCGAGATCGCGTCAGGCATTTCGCCTTTCTTGTTCGGACGGCACTGAAAGCGGTACCGCGAAACCTCGTTCGCGGAGGGCGTGCGCACCGCGGCGCACGTCGGCAAACCGGCGGCGTATGGGACGTGCACGACCGCGACGTTGGAGTCGCCGTGCTTCTGCTCGAGGTCGTCGACGGCGAGCAGGTCGGTTGCGCGCTGCGCGTCCGCGGTGGGGTTCGCGCGGCGCTTGCGCTCGTCGCGCATGGCCTGGACCGCGTCGGCGGTGAGGTGCTTGGGGGTTTCTTCGGGCATGTGTTTCCTTTCATTGGGGCGCAGGCCCCCAGCCGCGCCCGCCCCACGCCGGAAAGGAGGCGGCGCAAACCGGGCACAGCTGGCGACCTGCGCCAGTAGCGTTACAGCATCGCGACTTCGCGGCCGTCGATCACGCGCACGATTTCGAGCGGGTGAAGCGCGACCTCGATTTGCGCGGCGTCGGTGCCCTCCGCGCTGTCTTCCTTGTCGCCGATGATCCGGCACCCCTTGAGGCGCTTCTCGAAAATCTTGGTCGTTCCGGGTGGACTCCACACCACGTTGACGGAGAACGTCACGAGCGAGATTAGCGCCTGATTTCCGCGGCTCGGGGCGGTCGCGAGCAGGCCGCGGATCAACTTGTCGTACCCCTCAGAGTACAGGGTCAGGCTCGCCTCGTACGAGACGGAGCCGCGCGTGCGCTTGATAACCCGGCCACCCTCGCGCTGCTCTCCGAGCTCGACGGTGACGCCGGTGTTGACCGCGGCGATATCCCCGAGCTCGAGCAGCTTCCCGCCCAGCGCGGACAGCACACCGCCGACGAGGCCGCCGACGGGCGAAACCCGAACCGCGATATCCGCGAACGACGGGCTGACCCCGTCGATAACCGGCAGATCAAAGAACGACATACGTGGGGGTGTCTCTCGTGTTCAGGGGTTCGGGTTAGTTGCCCAAGGACTCGGTGTGATGGGCAGTGCTGACGATCATGTCTCTTGCCGCGCGCTCTCTGCGAGCGACGCTCAACGCGGCGCGGTGTTCTGCCGTAAACGGACCACGCTTTACGCCACGCCACGTCTTACTGGCGGCGTCACGCTGCTTGTCTGACGCAGGTTTGCCAACGCCGAAAGTGTTGCCTCGCATGCGGTCGGAAAGGGACGCTCGGCGCTCTGCGGACCACGACGCGGATATTTTAGCGCGGGACTCCGGGGTCAAGAATCGCCCGGGGGCCCCACGTTTTGCAGCGCTGATTTTCTGCTTAGTCGCATCGCTGGTACGGAACCCACGACGACCGTCTCCCCCGTCGGTAGCATTGTAGCCAGCGGGAGCTTTGGATGCCCGCTGCGCGATCCATTGTTGCTCTGTTTTGCGCGCGCCCGCCTCGGTGTCGCATAGCGCCAACACTTCAGTGCGAAAGCTGTCCGCGCCGTATTTGCGAATAGCGCGGCACACCAGGCGGTCGCTACCACCACACGCTTCCTGCTGATGTTCAAGCCAGCGCTGGCGAACGCTACCGCCGGTATATCCGACGTAGCGTTTACCGCTTGGGCTGGTGTGGCAATAGACGGAAAACATCACTGACCGTTCGACTGCACGCGCACCGCGGTGTCTACCGAGTGGACCGTACCCTGCAACTCAATCTCCAGCGTGCCGTGCATCGTAGGTTCAGGTACTGAGTAAATGTCGTCCGGCGAGGGGGTCCACCGGGCGGACGAGGCGCGGGGGCCCTCGCCGCGGCTGGCCAGCAAAGTCAGCTCCACGATCGCGTTCACCTCTGCGGCGATCACCGCCAGGGCGTCGCTCGTCGCAGTGCCGTCCGAGTTGAGCTGCAGCGTGCGGCCCACGACGTTCTCCGTCGCCAACTGGACGGCGGTGCAACCCGCGTTGATCACCGCCATGTTGTGCGTCGGCTGCGTGATCTGGCCGTCGCCGGCGCGCGTCAGGCTCTGCGTGATGAACGCACCGCGCGGGCCGTTGCTCCACGACCGCAGGGTTGTGAAGTTCGCTTCCGAGCCGGCACCGCCGTCGACGCGGTCGTCCCACTCGACGAGGACGTCGTTGCCGTCGTACAGGTCAGCGCCCACAGGGCCCAAGTCCTTGCGGAACGTCGCGACGTGCAGGTCATGCTGATACTCGCGCAACGACGCGAACCACCCTGCGGGGCGCCGGAAGAACCACCCGGAGAACGGCGATGCGACGGCGCCGCGGCCAGCGCTCAAGTCGATGCGCGGGGCACCGTCAACTGGCGCGAACTCCGCGTCGATCTCCGCCATCCACGCCGCTTTGCTCTGCCCGCTCACGATCGTGACGGAGGCGCTCCCGAGCGTCTCGTCGGCAAGGCCCGCCGCAAATGTCATGACCGTAGCCGTCAACGCCGTGATCGTCTTGGTGACGTTGTTGCTCGCGGTGCCGGTGACGGTCACCGAGTCGCCGACCCGGAATCCGTCGGCAAGGTACGAGCCGCGGCTGCGGGTGATTGTGTGGCCCGAGGCGGAGAACGTGAGCGCCGGAGAGCCGACGATCAAGCCGCCCGAGGACAGGACTTCGGCGGCGAGGTCCGTCGAGCCCATGGTCAGAACCGAACCGGCGACGGTCGCCACCGCACCCGAAACATTGTTGACGCCCGCGCTCGCCACGGCCCCGGTCACGGTGATGTAGTCGCCGTCGCGGAAGCCGTCCGTCAGGTACGAGCCGGCGGAACGGGTAATCGTGTCGCCGGTGCCGCCAACCTCCGCGAACGTGAGCGCGGGCGAGCCCGTGAGGCGCGCATAGGAGTGCGACAGACTCGCCTGCGGGTTGCGGTCATACACGCTGGCGCGGCCGTAGATGAAGCGCTCGTTTTCGGTCGTGTACGCCTCAAGCTCGGTATTGAACGCCGACGCGGCGGTGTCGTTCGGCAAGTCGCCGGTGAGCAGCATCGACCGGAAGAAAGTCAGGCCCGCCGCGAGCGCGCTGCGCGCAGCCGTAAGATCTGCGGTGTCGACCTTGGGGGCGCTCCCGTGCCACTCCGCGATCGTGTCGCCCGCGACGAGCGTGCCCGCCGCGAAAGACAGCGTCACGTTGACGTAGGGGATCACGTAGCTCGACGCGGTTCCGAGCCGAACGTTCTTGAAGCTGCGGCCGCCGTCGAGGGAGAGCTCGAGCTTGATTTGATCGGTACCGATCGTGCCACCCACGAGAACGCGCACCACCCCGTCGTGCTCCCCGAGCACACCGTCCGACCCCGCTGCGGCGGTCACGACGCTCGACCCGGAATTGCCGTGGCTGGTGTAGCGCGAAACGGAACCCGCGGTTCCGATCGGCATGCCGATGAACAGCACCGGAAGCCCCGTCTTGGACGTGTGCAGGGCCGCGTACTCGACGCCCTCGCAGTACCCGTGCTGCTCATACAGCGCCTGCGCACTCCCAAAAAACCGCGGGGTGATATCGTCCGAAGTCGCGCACGGCGACAGCAGGCAGATCAGATTGTCGCCCCCACCCGGGAAACTGGCGGTGGGCTCCAGGTGTGTCACTGCGCGCGGAAAAGTGGCCATGTAGTTCCGCACGGTACCTTGTGTGCGTGCGTCCGTCAAGTCGGTGCGTACGTTAGCGGACCGGCTGTGATATGCTGCGCGGATATGTATGGTCAATTCGGCTCCGCGCTCACCGGCATAATCGCCGTCACCACGAACGGCACACTCCTCACCGTCCGCTACCCGGAGGCCGGCAACTTCCTGCTACGCGTCAAACGCATGCATGTGCAAGTCACCACGCTCACGGCGTTCGGCACCCCGGTAACCGCCGGGCGGGGGCTGAAGTTGGTGCGTGCGAGCAACGATGCGGCGGCCACGGCGAACCCCTTGGGTGGCGCTGCGTTCACGTTCGGGCGCACCCGCTCGGGGCGCGGGGGCACGTTGGCCATTGGCCACGTGGCGACTACAGGCGCCCTCACCACAACCGGATTCACTTTCGAGTCGGCGGTAATCCAGCGCATGCAACTCGTCCACGCCGGCGCCTCGGGCGCGAATTGGGATGAGGTTTGGCGGTGGAACGAGACGGAGGCACAACCGATCTACCTCGAGCCCGGATGGCTCGTGGGGCTCCAGACAGAGGCCGCGCTCGACGCGACCGGTACGATCCAAGTCCAGGCGGAGATCGACGCGGAGGAGGTCTACAAGTGAGCCTGCGCGCAGGCGCCGCACTCACGCTCGGGTCGCACCCACCCGCGTTCAACCCCGGACAGATCGCCGCCGTGGCCGCGGGGTATTGGTGGGACCCGACATTCGCGCAAGGGTCCGGGGCATCGCTGGTTCTGCCAGAAATGAACGGGCGCTCCGCTTTCAACATGACCGCGCCAAGCGTGGCCGTCGCCCCCGCGGCCGCGGCCGTCAACGGCCAGGCCGTACTGACGTACACGAACGGCGCGAACGACAGCCTACTGCGCACCGCGGCCAAGCAAACACGCGGCTGGACCGGCACCACGCACATTTGGGGGTGGGTCAACGCGCCAAGCGCGCCGGGCGCGGTGTTCGGCCACTATCGTACCGCGCACAACGCTGTGCTCTCTTTAGACGGAACACGAATCACGGTAGTCGTACACGATGCGTCGGCGGACCAAGAGGCGCGTTTCCCTCTACCGCCCGGCGGGTACGCGACGGGGCCGTTCTTTTACGATCTGTTACTCAAGCCCGGCTCCGCCGTGGCGCTATCAATCGATCGCGTAGCGCAAACCCCGACGCTCTCCGCAACGGTTACTACTAGCGTGCAAGACACCTCGGAATACCTCACGTTCGGCGGCACGTTCGCAGACTCCGGGAGTTCAAACTACTCCGCATCGTTCTCCGTGGGCGCATTCGGAATCGCAAACGGCCAGATCTCCGCGCTCGAGCTTGACCAGTTGTTCGCGTTCCGCAAGCTCAAATAACCCGGGTCAGTGCTGCCAGTACGAGATCCGGAACGAGCCGGACCCGGGCGTGAAGTGAGCCCCAGCCTGGCGCCGCACGGTCACGTGCCCGGCTGAGCTCACCCACGCAAAGTAGACGTCACCCGTCCCCGCAGCCGCGAACACGTGGGAGTCCGGCACGCTCACCGCCACCTGGTCTCCGACAGCCACGCCAGCGACGGTCGCCACAACGTCTTGGATCTGCCCTACCTCCGGGTTCGCGTTGAAGTTCAGCGTATAGACGTCCGAGAAATACTTGGAGACGCGCGTGCCGTTCGAACCCACGGTCACGCCGTTGAGCAGCGGATCTCGGGACTGCCGCACCTTGCTCGCATACGTGCCGGAGGAAATCGTGTTCGACCGCTCAGTGTCGTTGGCGTCACCCCACACGATATCTGTGTTCACGTTCGGCAAGATACCCGCGCCGGTGTTGTCCAGCGCGATGATCCGGTTACCGTCGATCTTGAACCCCGTGAACGCAGCGAACGCCGTTTCGATCTTGATGAAGTAGGTTTCATACCCCAGAGACCCCGCGCCCAGAAGGACACCGCCGAGCACTTGCCCCGTCTTGGCCCAAATGTAGATCGGCTGGGATCCCGTCGCCGCGTTCTCCGCGTAGCATCCGGTCATCGACAGACCGGAGATCGGCCACGCCTCGCCGGCGATCTCTGAGTCGATCAGGATAGCCGCGGTCTTATTGTTGCTGGCGTCGAACCCGTCGAGGTTCGGAATGTTGTTTGAGCCGTGGAAACCCAGCCCGTAGTCGAAGCCTGTGCAGGTCACATCCTTGAGCGATAGGTGGTCGCAGTTGTGCCCGACGCGAATCCCCTCAGAGTCCGCAAGCACGGAGGCCATGTCGCCAGCTCGCTGCTGAATCCAGCCACCTCGGATGTAACAGAATTCCGCGCCGTCTTTCAGATAGAACCCGTACTTAGCCTTGAGCGCCAGAACGTAGGGGTCTTGGAACGAGTTGAAGTGCCCGTCGACGATCACCACGCCGTCTGGGAAGAACGCGCGTCCTCCCGCCTCGATCGAGATTTGTCCCATCGACGACCGCTTGCCCCGGGTATAGAGCAGGGCCCCGAACGTGACGTCCGCGCCGTCGTCGCCAACGTCCGCGTGGATGCCCGCCATAGTCACGTAGTCGAGTTCGCCGCCGTTGGATGCCTCGACATGAACGCCGTACTTGAACGCCTTTCCCGCGCTCGTGATCGTCACACGCTCGGGGACGTGCACCGCCTCACCCTCGATCTTAAGCAGCGTGCAGTTCGGAACATCCGCAGACACGGACAAGGCTCCGCCGTCAATCACGGTACCCGTGCCCGACACCGTGATCGCGTTGAACGTCGTGGAACTCGCGGCGATCACCTCCGCGCTCAATCCCTCTAGCCGCTGCTGCGCGCCGCTGAACACGACGCTTCCGGTTGCGGGCGCGACACGCAGCTTCGCGCCCGGGGCGAGCCGCACGCACTGGTTTGCGGCCGAGCCCGTCACGGCTCCGTTCACCTTGTACGTGCCGGGCGGCAAATACACGAGCGGCGCACCTGACGCGAGCGCGGCGTTGAGCGCCGACGTGTCGTCGGTGGCGCCGTCCGCCACGCACCCGAACTCCGCGATCGCATTCGCGCGATACAGGTCGTCGGAGTAGCCGTCTGCGCCGTCGTCGCCCTTGTCGCCCTTGTCGCCCTTGGGGCCGACAACGATCGGGCCCGCGACGTAATCCCGCGTGCGCGAGGTGCGACCGTCAACATCGACAGAGGTGGAGGCGTTCGGTAGGCTCGGCATGATTCAATCGCTCGGGTTCGGGTCGTAGTCGGGGAAGCCGTCTTGGCTGACAATGGGCGGAGTGACGCGCTCGACCACGCCAGTGAGCGGGCCGTGTCCTTGGTAGTTGACGTCGCGCACGGGCGCGAGCACGGAGAACCGGATGCGCGCAGCGAACCCGGGCCACGTCTCCAACGCCTTGAACGTGTCGGCGGTGAGCTCCTCACGCTTAACGTAGCGGTCCTCGATCACCTCGAGAAAGTGCGCCGCGAACACTTCCGTGAGCGCGCAGAGCACGCCGTCCCGCACGCGATCGCACTCGACTTGGTGTTCGTTCGCGCGGGCGCCGGCTTTCGAGCTCCGGGCGTAGATAGTCGCGATTACGGCCACCCGCCGTTGCCACATCACGATCGCGCGCGAGGCCGCAGGCTCCGCTTGGTCCCCGGTAACCCGCTTCCAGCCGATGGGCAATTGCGTGCGGTCGCCGGTATCGAGGTCGCGCTCGATCACGATCGCGCCCATGAACCCCTCACGTTTGAACGTCTCGGGGCCGACGATCACCGGGTAGGGGAAACCTTTACCCTTGATCCGCGCTTGCACAGCGTCGACCGTCTCGGAGATCACGGCTGGCCCCCGCGGTGCAACTCGTCGTAGAACACCTGCGCGGCGATCTCCGTGAGGCGCGCGCGCCAGGTCGCCGGCAACGGTCCGTTGGGTAGCACGTCGTATTTCCCAATCAGATACTTGGTGTAGCGCGGCAATCGGGTCAGCCGAATGTCGCGCCCCGTGGCGATAAATTGCATCGCCCGCCGCGAGGCGCCCGTGCGCTCGAGCGTGAGCGGCTTGCCGTCGACGCTCTGCGGGCGCGCATTCCCGTAGACGGTCTGCCCGGAGTCGTACGCCGACCCTGCGAGCTCGGACATGGCAGGGGCGGAGCGCGCAGCGATGCGCGCCACCGACGTAATCGGGAGCTTGGCCACGGCGCGCTTGAACGCCTGCAAAGTGCGGAGGTCGCCCTTGAGACTCATTCGATTCCCCCGAACCGGCGCCAGCCACGCGAGTCCGAAACCGGGGCCGTAGCGGGCGCAGGGGCTGCGCTATTGGTGCGCGAGGCCGCGGGGGTGCCGCGCACTGGCAGGCCCTGCGCCCACCGCGCCAGGCGCTTCTGCGCGCCGTCCACAATCTCGGACATGCCGCGCGAGGACGTGCCCGCGCGCGTGAGGATTAACCCGGAGGCGATCTCCGCCGTCGTCATGCGCACGATCGCCGGCACACCGTCCGGGTAAACGGCGGCGTTGTCGAACGGCACACTCTGCCCGGGGGTCATGTCGTCAACCATGCGGGATGCGAGCTCGATCGCCGCGTCCCGGTCGAGTGGCGCCGACACAAGCACAGTGTCGTCCGCGTCCACGATCGTCAGGGCCGAGCCACCCGCCGTGGCTCGCACCTTGAACGCGTGCTCTGACTCGCGCTGTGCGTAGTAGGTAGTGCCTGCAACGAGCG